CCTTTGTGTAGCATCTATATTTATACCTTATTGTTTTAATTATACACACTTATTTAGGTTTTGTCAAGTGTTTATTAATATTTTTGCTTGTCAGGAATAACGCCACGGACACCACCTCTTGGATCTTCCATGTCACCGTCACGTCTAAATATTAAATGTACATGAGGATACATACAAGTTTGTCCTGCACTTTGGCCAATATTAATTCCTATATTGTATCCTGTAATGTTAGTTTTATCGCTTAACACATTTTGGTTACCCATCTCTAAAGCGAATTTAAAACATTTATTAATATTTTCGATTGTATTTTCTCTTGGAACAATAAGCGTATGTCCTTCTGTTACAGGATATATATCACGAAATATAATAAAATCTCGAGTACCTACTTCAACTTCGGTCCAAGGTGCTCTACCTTCTTCTCGTGCCTTTTCGTATGTATCTGTCATTGTCCTACATTTTCCCAAGGATAAACTAGCCAAACATCTTCTTCAGCTTTATTGACTGTGTCAGCACAGTAATTAATACATTGACTAAACTTGCTAGATAAGTTATCTGTTAATACAGCAAAGCGAACACTTTGCCCCCAAATTCCTTGCCAAACGTATTCTTCGTTAGGAAAACACCCAGACTGCCAATCTTCTTTAATCCAGTCTAGTGTAGCACCAGTATCATTAATATCATCTACGATAAGGATATTTTTGCGAACACTAGGATCCCAGCGTGAACCGTTACGTTCGTTTTCTGGTATATAACCAAACGCATCCTCTGCCATCCAAAGATTGCTTTCCGGGCCCATATTATCGTCACGCAAACTAACTTTTAGTGCTTCGCAACGGACACCTAACATATTAGACAGAATAGTAGCAGGAACATTACCGCCTCGTGTAATGCCTACAATGTAGTCAGGACGCCACGCATCTTTGTACATTTGTAGAGCGATATTAGTACAAGCTCGCTCTACGTCCTGCCAAGAATAATAATGTTTTTTAATCATTTTAACATCTCCAAGTTTGCTATTTTACTAATCTTTTCACCAAAGTCTTCATCCTTTTGAATGATGTATGTAGTAGTATCGCTACGGTCCTTTACACGATCATAACGTCTAAACTCTACTACCTGTCCGCCTACTGCGCTAAACACACGGAAGTTTAGGACGGGATCTGCATCCATACGATCATCTTCTCTAATAGAAATAGTTGATAGCATTACTTCCTCGTTTGCTTCGAGTATCCATTTGCGTAGTTTTCTTTTAAGCCAGTTCATTTTAATGCTTCCCAAGTTTTATATTTTTCAAGTTGTTCTTCGTAAGCATCCTTTAGTTCTCGTAACTTAGGATACTTAGATTCCATATCTACATCACGCTTTAATAATAACAGAGCATCACGCATTTCGTCAAGCTCTTGTAGTATATCTCTATCCTGTATAATAGCACGACCTTCTACCTTGAGAGTATGTTCTACAGGAAATGTGCCACTAGTAACAGACCAATTATCGCTCATACTTTTCTTTCAGGTATTGTTCATGCTGTACCCATTCGCCTTTGCGAATGAATCCCCATTCTCTTAGATGAGGCCCTGGAACAAATAACGTCCAAGTATTAACACCAGGATCGAGCTCAATCCTATGAAGACTCCGAGAACCACAGAATCTAAAATGACCAGGCGCCCGCCAGAATTTACCTTTTGGAGTATGCTCCCAATACCCACCACGAAGAATAAGAGTGAAATAAGGCCAAGGATGATCATGGAGGTCATCTAAATCGCCTTTGTGGAAGTTGTGTAGAAAGACGTTAAACGGAAACCATTTGCGATCTTTTAAAAATAAGTAATAGCGAGTTAAGTAAGGTTCGTTATTATATCGATCCATTACTACACGCTTTCTGCCATGCTTCTCAAGCCAGTTTAAGAATTTAGAATGGAATGTCATCATCTATTTCACCTGCCTTTTTCTTGCCTTCGTAATCTTGTTTACACATATCGTATACGCTTTTGAAGTTGCGCCAAACTTTTTCTAATGCTGGATATTCTTTGCACATTTTTTCAATTTCGTCTTTATCGATATATCCATCAAATATATTAATATTACCAACTAAATTGTCGTAGTCATTGTCTCCGTCAATAGTAATACTTCCCCAATCTATGCTAGGGTCATTTATATTATAATAATCTGTGCCAGTGGTAATATAAGTAGTAGTGGTACCGTAGGTATTGTTCAAATCAATAGTATAACTACCAGTATCGGTTGTAATAGTTAATGATTCGTTTTTATCTTTGCTTGATTGCGTCATATAATGCCGCTCCGCTGAAATAGTCTTTCTTTAATTTACTAACTTGCTTTTCTAATATAGGTAGATATGTATTATAGTTTTCCATATATCCTACGATACGATTTGCTACTTCGTCAATGTGCTCTCGATAGTGTTCAAAATCAGTAGTCCAATCGCTCGGATATTTAAATTCGTCCAATGCCATTTCTGAATAACTTAATCGATCTGGGACCATCGGAATAGCACCAACAAGTGCTCCTTCGTACCAACTGATGCCAAGCGTTTCTTGTAAGTTAGCACTGAACACTAATTTTGCTTCGCCTAATAAATTATGATATTCATTTTTAGTAAGACTGCGTTCCTGACAAATTACAAATTCATACTGCGGTAATCTTTCAGATAAACTGCGGAAAATATTCACTTGCTTTTCTGGAGCAATACGATGCGGGAAAACGATAAGATTTCGTTTCTCCATTCCTTTATAACTTGCAAGACTTTCGCTTAGGTATTCCATAGGCCAGCCTACACGCTTAAATTTAGGATCTTCGCCTGCAAGTGCTTCCGCAACATCTTCTTCTACCCAAGGATTCTCAAAACCAAATAATGTTCTGATAAACATATCGATGTGAAAATCGCTGGCAAAGAAGTTGTGGTCATACACATAAAACATGCTTTTTTCGGCATGTCGTACCCACGGCTTATCACCAATTAAACGGCCAAGGAAGTCATGAGGATCGTAGCTGCCAGCGTGCCATAAGCCGCCAATTCTGACATCCACACCGAGTAACTCAGCCATGTAACGAAGTTGTATAACCGTCGGATTCCAAGCGTCAGTATATAGGAAATAGTCACCATCTTTTATTTTTCCTGTGCAAAACATTTCACCAATAGTTTCTAACTGTTTACTTTTATAAACGTTAGTACCGCCAAAGTTTAAGAAAGCCCCAGGCGTTGTAGCCTGAGGCGTCTCTCCTCCGCTAATTACAACGACTTCTTCGTTGGTAGCATGACGCAATTGCCTAGGAAGATGATCCTTCCATTGCTTAGTATAACGTGTGTCAACTGCTTCAATGTCTACAACGAAAATAGTCATTACGCTCCCCTAAAATTATTATTACGCGACTTATTGCGAGCCTTTGCCTTAAGCCAACCTTGATGCTTTTTGTATGCTTCCCATACACGAGCACCGTCTTTATACAAATCAGCCTCGTTAAAAACGTGACCTTCAAAGCGACAATAGTCGCGGAACTTTTCCAGATCGTCAAAAATCTTATCTACTGGAGGGAAGTTGCTTGCCATTTTATTTTACTCTCTTTTAATTTACTGGATAAAAAATTAATGAACCGTTTTCACCGTCTTCTGCTACTTCAATTTCTACAAAGCGGTTCGGATATTTTGTAGAAATTGCCTCATACAAATCATCTGAGATCATTTCACATGACTTGTGGTTGAGTTCTAATGTGCCTTGGTCAAACAGTCGTTCCAACCAACGCTTAAATTGAATAAATTCAATGTCGCGATCATTATGAAATACTTCAATGCGGACACGGAAGTGAAATATGTGTCTGTGCGGAACACCCAAGAACGAAACGTCATCCCAGTCACCTGTTGCTAACTTTGGATCAGTGTCTGCACCTGGATACATATGAATACCTTCTTTGCGAAAGGTAACCCAAATACTTTTTGTTGCGTTCATAATTAACCTAAATCTGCGTCTTGTGTATATTGATCCCAATAGGTAAATTTATCCTTACCCATTAGACTTTGTAAATGATGTGTCCATACACCTGGATTTGTTGCCCCCCAAGTAATATCGTCAATTTTTAGTGTAGCATTATAGTTTAATTGATTGATATAAGGAATCTTAACACTAATCATAGGAATAAATCTTTCGTATTCAGAGTATCCAGATTCGATAACACCTTCGACATGTTCCACACCAAAGTCTAATGCTACCCAATAATCTTGTTCCAAACAACCGATAATCATATCGTCCCAAGGCTTATATTCTTCTGAAGTAGGTGTAGACGGGTTAAAACTTTGGCTGGTACCAAAGTAAATTTGCTTTACTTCATGATGTTTGGCTAGTTTAAGAATTTCTTCTAAAGGTTGAATACCTACAACGAAAAGAGTATGAGCACCATAAGCAATAGTATGCTCTACTTCGTAACCAGTAAAAAATCTAACTTGTTGACGTTCTTCAGTGTTTAATCCCACTTGATGTATCCTCTGCTATAACCTTCCGATCTGTTAATACCATCTTCAAATGCTTTCTGCCATTCTGTAGTTCTATTATAACCTTGAGTCCAGAAATTGTCAATAGTCAATGCACCCGAAGTTAACCAACTTACTGAATATTCCATTGCATGAATAAAGTTTTTGGTTCTAGGACTTGGAAAAATAACGGTACATGCTTTCCATAATAAATTACTAAAGTCTGACGTAAGTTTCTTTTGCACGCCAAGAACAAATAATGCTTCGTTGTTAACTTCAATGTTGTCTAGTACATCTGTCCTGCTGCTTAGGTCAATCACAACATCAAATGCACCTTCGTAAGAAGAACTTAATTTATCTTCCCATAAGTCCTTATTGTGATTTCCGACGACAACAATTTCAGAAAACTCTAAATTCAATAAGTTTAATGTATTGTATACAATCCAAGCAAGAAAACCGCTTCCTAAGATTAAACATCTTGATTGGTGTCCGGAACGATTTTTAATTTCGTTATAAGGTTGCATAACAACGTTAACACCGCATGCAACAGGTTCTACAATGTATTTAGGATCTAGTGCAGGTACACGTACATATTCATCTTTACGAGTATTGTAGTAATCAGCATAAGCGGGTTCTCCGCGTGTTGCCACGTAATCGCCTACCTTAACATCGTCAATTTTACTACCTACTTTTGTTACTATACCTAGCCCTTCGTGTCCTTGCATCGATAATGGAAGAGGACCGAAGTTGCCTTCCATCATGTCGATATCGCTACGACAAACACCAGTCATTACAGCCTTTACTTCAATTTCAGTTTCGCTAGGTTCTAGCTTTTCCCATTCTGTTTCTTCGAAGACGCCATTGCCTGTTGTATGTAAAAGTTTTACTTTCATAGTTTTTCTATTTGTGTGTGAATCCAAAAATCTTGTTTAAATTGCTCGTCCCAGAACTCATTGTTATTTAGGTTTTCTACAGCGTCCTTAACCATATTTAGGTATGCTTCTTCTGGACACCACCCTAATTCAAACCGATCAAATACTTCTCCGTTAGAAACAAATTCGATAGCACTACTTTCTTTTTCTAAACTGCGCCAGTTTGATTCTAAGTGCCAGTTGTCAAATTCTATTATACACAAATCGTCTACATTGTAAACACCATTTGGATTAATTACTCCGTATTCTGTACTTTCAATTTCTTCTAATTTCCATTGTTGGACCGCACTAGAAAAAATCGATTCTTTATCTAACCAATTTGGGTTTAATGCAATATAAAGACTAAGCATATGCGGCATTAAATCTCTGCTAACACCGCCGTATGCAAGCTCTTTTGTAGTGAACCAACTACCAGGACTAGGAATACAATTTCTTCTAATCCATTCGATACGTACTAAGTCTGAACGGTTGGCTAATTCTTGTAAATCCTTAATGTTATCTCGCCACATATTATTCTTAATCATCATAATACGTGTGTTTGGAAATTTAGTAATAACATCTAGCCACTCTGCTGCGTTTTTAAATCCTGGCTTTTCTACAAATACAATTTTACTAATAGGAGCAACTTTTTCGGTTAACTCCTTATGAGTAAAATTTGGAGTACAAATATGTACGGTATCAAAGTTTTTGTGTGTTTCAATAGCTGAGTCTACATCAGTAAAGTCAGCATTTTTATCAGGATTAGTGTCTACAGTTACAATATCATACCCTAATGTAGTAAGGACGGACTGATACAGTCCGCCAATACCCATACCAATAATTAACCCTTTCATTCTACGCTTTCTTCCAATACTTCTAAATTGTGTTCTTGTTCTTCGGTAAAATCTTCGCAGGTATCTGGCTCAGACGGTTCTGGTTCTACTTCTTCAAACAAGTTATGGAAATGTGTACTAGCATTAACAGTGCGCTTGCCTACAGCACCTCGTGTACCAGGAATAGCCATCCAAAAACGACTAAATTCTTCTACAATTCTATCTGCTTCGCCTCTGTCACTTGTTGCAAAAATTGCATCTACAACATCTCTAAAGAAGACTCTGTCGAAACGTTCTTGTACCAACATAGCAGGAGTTAGTCCTGCATCATACTGACGATTTGCTTCTTGCACGGAAGTAAGGTGCATCCAAACATTATGTCCCATAAGAATTGCGTAAGTAAAACTATCCCAAGAAGTTTTATTTTCTTTACCCATTCTATTCAGGTTGCCTGGAGCGTATACACAAATCTCATTTGTTTTAACACCGTCTAGTACAGGACTGTTTTCGACGTATGGGAACACACCATCTTGTATTAATGCATCTCTAAACAGTCTAGTATCGCCGGCATATTGCTTATTGTCTAGTGTAGGCAACATTCTGTATAACCATTTTTTACGATCTTCAATTTCTGTCTGGATGTACATTTGACCATTAGCGGTTGCTAAGAACGGACTAGCACAGTCAAAACTAATAGTAAAGTTTGGATTGTGATATTTACGAACAGCACGTTGAATGTCTGTAAGTAATACAGCCCATTCTAGTTTCGATGTACCTAAGAAGTGCATCCAATCATGCAACCCTTGTTCCAGCAATCCGTCGAATCTCAATGCAACCAAACGCTTTAGTACTAAGTGAACATCACACATATTCTGACCACCCATTGCCCAGCCGTTAAAGTGCGCATCTGGATATACTTTTGGATCACAAAACTTCTTCATGCGACTGTACCAATCGTCTGCGTCTGCGTGATTTTCACCTTGTAGTACATTTAAGAACTTACAGTTGCCGTTACGATTATTAATAAAGTATTCGTTGTTTAAGTAAGTTCCTTGTACTGCTTCTGCGTAAGTAGAAATACCAGTTGCTTTTTGACCTTCTGGACTGCGAGCAACCCACGCTGGAATATCTAAGCACATTCCATAGTCCATTAGATTATCCATCCAGTTTAATACTTGACTACGTTTCTTCTGTGCCGCCGGGCAGTTTGGATCTTTCCAATCTGCTTCCCACTTACCCTTACCGATTTGGAATCCGCCAGAGTCACCGAGTACCCAACTAGTACCTGAACGATCTCTAGTTCTAAACATTTCTTCTCTATCGTCTTGTTTGTTTAAATCTAAGTTTGCATGGCCTGCGCTATACAAGCACCACTTATAATAAAACAATCCGTTATTTGGGTCTAAGAAATTTAAACTCTCAACATCGTTTACAAAGTTTTGCGGGATTCTTGACGGTTGTACATAAGGATATCGCATTCTTTGATATCCAATAAATGACGCATAGAAGCCAGACGTTGCCGGCAAAAACAACGCATAGTCATTTTGACTGGTTGTTAAATCTGTGTTCATCTCGGTCATTACTTACTCTGTGCAGGTAAGATATAATCAAATTTTGCCAAGCCAGAATCTACTGAAATCATCATGGCACCTTGATCTGAAATACTTACAGTCGTGTCGCCGTCTAGATTAAGAATACTCTGAACTTGTGCTACTGGCCAACTCCAAGTATGCTTTAGTTCTCCGCCTACATCGTGCTGGAACACGAACGAACCTGCGTGTGTACTTGCATCACCAAAGTAAAATACTAAGTTACCGTCTTCTGTTTTAACAGCAAATGTTACTTCTTCGGTATGCGCAGCACTCATTAACTTCATACGTGCAATACTTGCCATAGCAGGAGTAAAGGTAACATCCCAATTAGCACCTTTGAACTTAACAGTCTTCAACTTCTCTTCAATGATTTGTTTATTCATAAAGCGATAATCATTTTGGAAGTCGCCTGCTGCATTTTCAAAGTGAATATGTGTAGGAATAACTTCGCCGTTGCGTTCTGCACTTACTACTTCAATTTTTGCGTTATCTTTATATTCTGGATTCTTTAAGTGCAGGTTCAACTTTTCTAAGTTAGGCATACCAAATACGCCGGTAAACTCGTTTACTGCATTATGTGTTTCTGCAGAAAGAATAACTGAACGATCCTCTGCCATTGAATCAATACTAGTTTTGCCATTTTCTGAAGTGACTTTAACTAGTGATAAGAAACCTAGTGCGTGTGTATGCGCAACTATGTCTTGTAAAATATCTTTCATGCCTGTTTCTCCTTATGAAGTTATATTTTATGCTCTATGCCTTTGTCTGTCAAGAACTTTTCTATACTATATTTAGGTTTGAAGTCTAGTTCTGACAATAATTTTGTGTTAGCCTGTGTGTGACTTCTTTCATGTGGTGTATTTAGACGGATTGGAAGATTAGGTGCAATATCTTTGATACTAACACTATAACCCATTCCTACATCCATTACACCTTTTAATTTACTTTCGATAATTAATTTGAAAGCATTGCATACATCTGTTAAATGTATAAAATCTCTATAATGATTTGTTGTATATTCCAGCGTATCTTTTGAAAGTTTATCCAAAAACATTCCTTCTCTTGGAGTATCAGAATATACTGTGTGCAATCTTAATCCGAGTGCATTTTTATGATTTTCAGCAGCATATTCGCACATTAGTTTGGATGCTGCATAAGGATTAAGATGCGGTTCATATGCTGAACTTGAACTAGCATATATTACTCTAGTATCTTTAAAACGTTCAAGTATGCGCTTTGTTCCTTCTACATTATTATACCAATATGCACCTGCGTTCTTTAAACTTTCTCTTACACCTGATTTACCTGCTAAGTGAATAACTACGTCTACTTCATAGTTTAAATCGCAGGTAAGAACATCTTGGCCTTCTTTTAAGTCAATACCGTATACAGTATGACCGTCATAACGTAGTTGTTTCCATAACTCGCTACCGATAAACCCTTTGTGTCCTGTTAATAATATACGCATGTTATTTTTGATCTCTTTTGCCGTCAAATACACAAATAAAATAACAACCATACTGCCCAGCATGGACACGATGAAATACTCCATCTTTTATTGTAACAATATCTCCAGCAGTAACAGAAAACTTTTCATCGTCTAATTCCATTTCACCGCTACCAGTAATAAACATATATACTTCTTCTTGACCTTCATGTTTATGTCCAGAAGTACTTTTGTTTGGATTAAGTCTTGTAGAACTAAGAACTAAGTTGTTTAGTTCTGTATTATCTTTAACAATATAGCGATCATCTTGTTTTACAACAGTGCCGCCTACATCAAAATAACTTCCGTATTTCATACTTTATTTCCTTGTTGTAGTAGTATTATTTAGGCCGTTCTTAATGTTTTCCAATATTTCTTTTAAGTCATGTAGTTGTTCCATTAAATCTTCGATCAACTCTATGTCTTGTTCTTTTTCTGTGTCAAGTTTTACCTTGAATTCTAGTTCCATGTTAGTCTCCAAAGTCAAACAAACTATTAAAGGTAGTATGCTGTTTAGTATCTTCTAAATCGTAATCCAACACTCCAATTAAGTTGCCTAACTTATTGTCAATAATTGTTTCTTCCATCGCTGCGTCGTCAAATGGAAGTTCTTTAAACCACTCAGGTAAACGAAGTTCGTCTGTAGGATAACCTACGCTTGTAAAGCCCATTGGGTTTGGTTTTAATTTGCATACGATAGTTTTCATTCCGTCAACGATTTCCATAGAATACTTGTCACCGTTCATACGTTTTAGTGTATTCCAGTTAATCGCTGCTCTTACGTGTCCAGGCAAATTTGCCTTACCTTGTTTTTGTTCAAGACGCTGGTAATGCTGAATTTTGTTAGCACGCTTAGGCGCACCTTTTTCCCAACCTGGACGTTCTTTAAATTCTGTACGAAACTTAGTAATGCGTTCAAGAATATCTTTTTCAGGTTTACCTGTTAGTACCATTAGCAAAATTTCCATTAAGAATTCTTGCATGTATACAGGTGTATCTGATCTACGCAGATCAAGACCCATGGCCTTAACTTTGCCTGGCTTACCGTCTACATCAGTCCTAAAACCTTCTAAATCGTACACTAACGCTGCATAACGTTTCTTAGTAATGTACAATCCAGATTCAGCAACGATTTCACGTCCTGCTGCAATTACTTCTGCACGAGTCTTTGGACAATGGAATGCTTTGCCCATAAATTCAGTAAATGTACCGTTTGCTTCTTCGCAGATTTGATCATACAACGTAATGACATTTTCTTTAGTCCACGGCAATCTTCCAGCATCAATATCGTCTTTAAGAGTAGTGTATGCGCTAAAGTAGACAGAGTCGGTGTCACCGTATATAACTGCTTTACCAACGTGGTCATATTCACCTGTAATAACTTCATTAACTTTAGCAGCCATATGTTTTGCAATTTGTCTACCAGTTAATGTTGTAGATTGCCCAATACGTTTATCGAAGAACCTGCATCCTGGATTAAGAATTGCACCGTACAAACTGTTTAGATTAATCTTTTTAACTAACTGTCGTTTATCCCAAAACGCTACTTCTGTGGCATTACCTGCTTCTTTTGCTTTTTTAAGCATCTTCTGCAAGTCCTTACGTTCTGCATACCAACGTTTAAGGATACCAGGAATAACGCCTTCAAACTCTGTTGTAAAGATTGTACCATTTGCACTTAGCATCCATGGCATATGACTATCATAAATTAATTGATAAATTTCTGCACCACTAAGAATGTCACTGCGTCCATCTTCCCAGTCAACTGTAATAGCAACATCTTTGCGCTTTTCCATTACAGCATCGTATTCAAGTGTACCAAACTTTCCTTCCCATGCACCAGCAAATGTTTTCTTTTGTAGTGTCATGGCTTCATGCAAATATGCTTCGGTTTGGTCTGGTCGCAATTGACCAACAATAGTCTCCGGAGCCATGTTTAATGCACGAATCACAGAAGGATACAGTGAATTCAAGTCCATTGACCCAATCCACTTATGCAAGCCTTTTTTAGGAAATGCAACATATGCACCAGCAGCCTGCGTACTACCTTCTTCATGTTTTGGTCTGTTAGCGACTTGCAAACCTCTATGATGTGCCTCATTGATAATTGCTTGTTCTGTTACAGCAACAGCACCCATTGTAGTTTGTAGCAACACAGTATTTGCATGAGCAAGTTCGTTTGACAAATCGATAAACTTTAGTTTCTTATCTAGCTTATCAAGTAGTGCAACGTCTTGTCTGTTATATTCGATAAATGTTCTAAAGTCATTGTTGTATAACTGATCAAGTGTGCCTTCGTAAACAGTTTTGTTTTCACCTACTTCCATTTCACCAATTGCATCTAATCGATATGAATGGCGTTCTTCGTAGGTATACTTACGGTATAATTCAAGGCTGTCAAGATGTACACGACCTACTAAGTCGTATGTTTCTGCAGATTTACCATAACGTTCATACTCTCGTTTCTTAGGTAATTGCTTCCATAAGCAAAAACGTCGTGTGTCATCTTTGCTTAAGATTCTTGCTACTCGGTTCACTGTGTATGGAATATCATAGCCTTCACTATTCCAGCCACTTAAGATATCTGCATCATCAATTAAATCGAGGAAGGTATTAAGCATGTCAGCTTCGTTATTAAACAAAATAACTTCATCGCCCCATTCTTTACATTGCTCTGTTGCTTGATCCATTGTTAATGTCTTAGGCGGAAGTGCCAGTGTAATAAGCGCATCGAGCCATTGTAAGTTTACTGTAATCGCAGTAATAGGCATGAATGGATCGCTAGGATCAGCGAATCCACGTTCTGGATCGAAATCTGTTTCGATGTCGAAGAAGCAAATGTTTAATTTTGGTGCATCTTGGTTTAGATAATTTTCACTCAAACACTGAAAGATTGGGTTAATGTCGCTTTCGAATAGTTCTTTATCTCTATTAATAGCAACTTCTTTTCTAAAATCTTTGGTATTTTTACAAACAATACGTGAAAGGGGATCCCCATAGACACTTTTATATTTGCCTTTCTGATCTTTATAATAAAATGTGTATTTGACAGGATACTCGTGATAATGCCGTTTACCGTCTTTTCTTTCTACGACTCTGATAATATCAGAATCTCTGTCAAACATTCCGTCTACGTAGCTCAAATTATATCCATCCCATTGCTCTAGTGAATCCTAGTATATTAACAAATACAAACCATGCTGTCAACGCCATTGGCCAAGCAAGATGTCTTCTATAATACCCGTATAATCCTGTAACAGATCCTATAAAGAAAAACGGATATACTATTCGCATATCAGGATTCATTGCTGTAAGTGCTAATGTAGCACTTGCACCTACTGTAAAAACAAAACTTACTAGTTCAAAAAAGAATGCTATCTTATCTGTATGATAACTGTGCATCCAAAAATCTAGTATTTTTTTCATTAATACCAGCCCATTGCCCTGCCAAACCCAAAGACATGTAAAAAGGCAAAATAACTAGTCATTACAAGAGGCCATCCTGCTCCTCTGCGTCTAAATGCTGCAATACTGAATACAGCACCTGTAAAACTTACAGGATAAATTAAATGCATTGGAGGATGAGCAGCAGTTAAACTAATCCATGTCATACTTACGAATACGCAAGCACTTGCAATAGTTTCATAGTAAAATGCCCGTGTATCACTAGTATAACTTCTTACCCAAAAGTCTTTAACTTTTTGCCAAAGACTCATTACTTGTCTCTACCTACAGTAGCAACAAGAGTCTCTAAATCATCAAATTCGTCTGCAACACGTTCCCAATCGCCCTTTTGTGCAATCTTAATTGCTTTGTTGATTAGGCTTGGTTTAATGTCTAATTCTTCTGCAACATGCTTTACTGTTTCGCTTAACCCTTGTTTAAGGTCTTCGATTTCTTGTAATACGGTAATACCTTCGTTTACCAATTTTTCCAACTTTGCCTTTTCTTCGGCGCCATAGGTACGATCACTCATTAGATTTCTCCTGTTAATGTTGATATTATATGTGATTATTTAGACGATGTCAAGCAGAAAATACTTTTTTTGAGTCAAATGCTCGATGCCATCCAAAGTATTGTGCTTTGTAGTCAGAATGATCGTCGGAACAAAGGTGTTCCCATTCTGCTTTACGTTTGATGAGTTGGCGAACGCCATCCTCCCAGTCTGTGTTTTCGATTAGTGTTTCTAGTTTCATTTTAGCCTCGTTTGCCTCGTCTACTGTTAAAAAGTCTTGTTCAATGTGTATTACTTCCATACAACCGTTTTCGTCTATCCAGTCTAATGAAAAGTCAATACCCCATTTGGGTTTAATGCCTAATAGTTTGTTTAGTATTGGACGTTCTTTAGCAATGTGTTTGACTATGCCACGTGCTTCGTCTGCTAACGCCCAACGTGTTAATAACATCGAATGATCTACAACTAAACCGTATTCTTTGTCATTATAGTACCATTCTTTTACAGGAGCACAATGCTTCTGTATATTTTTATTTAGTTCTACGTTATTATGTTCGTAAAATAATTTTTCTAATTCGCAAGTTATTTCGTATCCGTCTTTGTCAAAGTCTTTCATGCTACTATGTTTTATAGCGTAGACATTAATAGAATTTGTTAAGTAAGGAGTTTGATCGAACTGATTATTTGTCTTCTTCAGGTTCATTTTTAGAACTCTTTTCAGGTTCTTCTTTTTTAGGTAACAACGTTTGCATAGCTCTAAGTCTTGCCCTTAAATTAGGAATAGCCAGCATTGTTGTAAATAAATCGATATAACCTTTTAAAGCGTCTCGTTCGATACTAGTTAAAACTTCGCCTTGAGCAGCTTTCATTAAGCCTCTACCTGCAATAAGAGCATTTACATCTTTTTCTTGTTTTAGAGATAGTGTACCAGCAGTAACTTTTGCTAAGTCAAATTCTTTAGAATCATCTTCAAATAAGTTTAAGATACTTCTTATTTCTTCAGAATTATTTTTCATTATGCTTTCCTTTTTCTGCCTGTTTCTTTTCTCTGCGTTTTTGTAGAAATTCTTGAGAACGTTTTTTTGCTTGTTTACCTAATACTTCTACTTCTGCATAATTATAAGTTAATTCAAAGAAACGGTTTATGTTATATTTAAACAATGTTATTGCTGCTTCATATTCGCTTTCTGGCCAGTATTTGTATATAATATGTAATGCTAATAATTTTCTTACATTATTACGAATACTAGTCTTATTTTCCTCGTCAGCTATAAACTTTCCAGATGACATAAGTTTCATAATAACTTGTTTTGCGATTATTGAAAAACGAGCACGCATATTAAATTGATCACCACTTTCAATAGCCTCGTCGATTGGTTTTAAAATGTTATTGTTAATATCGCCAAATTCTTTTTCAATTACAGGAAGTAAGTTTTGTGTGTCGTTTGAACGAAGTCGATTGACTGGTTGTTTAAGTATAGAAAGGGCCTTTAATCGTAAGGCATTAGCAGGGTTAGATAACTTACTACTTTCAACTATAATACTTGATGTAATGTCAATTAGTTTCAATTTTGTTTACCTACTTGTGTAGTCATAGTACGAAGTTGATTCATATCAAATACGTATTCGTTGCCGTCTAGTGATTCTAAAAATCTTAATGTTTCTTTTGCTGTGTTATAGTCTGTAGGCTCAGGATAATTTTCAGCAGCATCAAAGATAACAGTTTGAGCAAAAGGTTTTAAGTATTTAAGTCTTTCGTCATCACTAAATTGTTGTTTTATAGCATTATATAAATTTACGGTATTATCTAAACTTTTATATGCTTCTTTTACTTTTTGCCAATCAGAGTATGTTTTTATTTTTAATAACTGTTCTCCAATTACATCTTCTTCTGTATTAACTAATGCAGACATTTCGTCGTAGATTATTTTAGCAATACTTTTAGGATCGCTTCCTTTTGCAACAGTATTTGCTTTATCGAGCTCACCTTCTTTATCAAGTAAATCTAAAGCGGCTTTTAACTTTTCTACTTCTTCTGGGTTCATTATTTACCTAATGCTCTTTTAAATTTTTCTTGATATTCAGGAGATAACGCTTTCATTGCTTCTGCTTCTTTACCTGCAAATTCTGCAACAACATCTCTAGCATCTTCTACAGATTCTAATTCTAAATCTTTAAGCATCGACTTGAACTTAGGATCTTTCATTTCATCTGGAGTTGGTTCTCTAGCAGTTACAGGCTCTGCAAATTTAAGTTGGTCTGGCATGTTAGCATCTTTAGGTCCTAATCCTGTATCTTTTTTAGGTTCTTCTTTAGATCCCTTCCAAAGATCAATGCCTTTGCGCTGAAGTATTTTATTTACTTTTTCTCTTTCAGAGTATGTTAATTCGTTCATACCCATTGGTCCTAGTAACGGACTAGTTTCGTCTTGACCCCTTAATACTTCTCCTACTTCAGGATATTGTTTTATTAAAGCATCAAACTCTTGCTGCGTTTGTAATTTCTCAAGAGCGTTCCACACCATGTCTTCAACAGTTCCGGCTCCAGAAAATGCTTTGATTAATTGATCACCGATACTTTTCACTGCGCCTACTGCATCTTTAGGTTCTTCTGGTTCTGCTTCTGGTGCTTTTAATGCATCATTAGCTCTTGCAATAAGTGTATCAACTTTACTTTTAATACCTTTAGGAGCATTTGGGTTATTCTTCAATGTTTGTAAATCTGCTATTAACTGTTGTAATCTTTCTTTTTCGCGAGCCGATAATCCTTCAGTTAACATGTTTTCAACAAGATTAATTAGTCCGCGGAAACTAAAATCTCTAGATTCTTCAAATCCTAAATCTTGTAATTGACTTTGGAATTTTTGATCATTCTTCATATCATCTGCGGACGGAGATTTAAACATTGCACTATCTGGTGCACCAGCTGGATTTGCTCCTGCAGGGAATGTTTGAGCTCCGCCTGTTTTTCCTATTAAATCTTCTATTTCATCCATGTAAGACATTAAATGAGTTGAAGTTAGATCACCGTTCTTACCCCACTTAAGATTTTTTAACATTATGATATCGGCGATAGTTTCAGGACCTACATCGCCGTCGACTTTTGCGCCAGTTAATTCTTGTAACTTTTTAACAGCGTTCATGGTGTTAGGACCGTATACTCCGTCTACCTTTCCAATAGGAAGTCCTATTTCATTTAAAAATCCTTGTAGTTCTTTAATAGCAGGTATCTCATCCGGATCGTTTGACAATCCTTTCTTACCTGACTTAGCAAAGTCTGCTAAAGAACGAGAAAATCCGCTAGAAAACTTACCTGGAGTTCCGCTTCCTACATCTTCTGGACTATCTAAGTTCATACCAGAATCTTTGTTCCAGTCTGCTGTTGCTTTTGGAGTAGAGTCTCTAACAAAACTAGGAGCATTTTTTAATTTATCGCGTATATCTCTTACATTAAACTCACCTATTACAGGCACTCTTTTTCCGCTAGAATCTTTAATGGTCCAGTTTGCAATGGTCATTAAGTCTTGGTATATTACTTTTAATTCATTTTGTTCTGCTACAGTTAATGCTTCAAGCAATAAATCTTGAATAGCATATTCTTTTAAATAACCACGCAAACTAATAGGAGCACTTTCGTTCATCTTTTTCATTAATTTTTGATAGCGAACGATTAATTTACCGTATTCTTTACTAACAGTTCTTATATCTGCTTGATTGGAATAGCTATATGTTTTGTTAGTCGATCTTAGTGTTATAGAACTGCTATCAACACCAGTTTTATTTAACTGTGTTTGCCAACGTGAAGGTGCGCCAGCAGCATTTCCGTCTTTAACATTTGGGTTCTTCCAAGTCGAAGCACGCTGGTTACCTGGAGATAAACTAGTTTCGTCATCTACAGGAACACCTGGTGCTCCACTTTTATTATCTAATTTAAACGAAGTTGCAACACTAGGAGGAAGTAAACCAGCGTCGTTAATTTTTATTGCTTCTTGTTTGTTAGCGTTTCCAGCAGTTGCAGGTTCACCGCTGTCATCTAAGTAATGTAAGTATCTTCCTTGAGAGTCATATAATCCTGGTAGACCTAATTTACTAGAAGCGTGAGCAAGTACATACTTTTTCTTAAAATCATTAGTTAATAACTTATTAGTAAGACCAGATAAAAATCCACCTTCTGGTGGTTTAGCAGCAATTGCTTCTTTTTCTAAATTAGCAATGTCAGAAAATTTCATTCCTGGTTTAGCATATTTGTCTACAATAGTATTTAGAAAATCGTGATTTTGTGATTCGTTTAATTTATCTACGCTTTCTAATAACTTTCTAATATCGTTCATTGTTCTGACCCTTTGTATTCGCTTTGTAATTTTTTTGCTTCGGCATGTCGTGGGTGTTGCGGATTGTTTAGTATTTTTCTAAATTCTTTTCTTCCGCCCTTAAGACCCATTATTGTCCATGGTGCGTCCGCCGCTGCTTGTGCTCCAGTTGATGTACCTTGTTTGATATTACCTGAAACACTTTTTAATAAATCTTGTTTTGCTAATCTGCTATCTACTATGTCTTTAATAAAGTTATAAAAGTCAGAACCTTTTCTTTCTGATTTCATAATTGCTTGTAGCGCACTAGTATCCATCTTTTCAAAGTTAGCTCTTACTTTTTCTAGTTCTGCTAGTTGAGCTTGTCTTTCTCTTTCACGTTTGCTAAGTTCACCGCGATATGTTTGAATTTGTTTTTGTAATGCAAGTTTCTCAGGATCTGTTTCAATCCTGCTTGTTGTTTTTTGTAATTCGTCTCTTTTCGCTGCTACTTTTGCTGCTTCTCTTTCTTTAGATGCAATAGCTTTAGAAATGTCTTTATATTCAGGAGATCCTTTTTCTGCCATTCCAAGCATTTTGCGAAGTTTAGGAAGGTTGTGTACTAATAAATCCTTCCACCATTCTGTAAGAATCTCTGACGCAAGCATTGTTAGCTCTTCTTAACGTGCTCAGGCTTGCCTTTGTGCTTTGTAGATGCAAAGTCTTTTGCGTCTGCTTTGCTCATGCCTTTTGCTACTTTAGCAACTTCTTTTGAAGCAGGCTTTTCGCCTTTCTTAGTAGCATAGACCATACCCATAAATCTTTGTTGCGCTTTTGATTTTGCTTTTTCTTCTAAACGTTGCTTTAATGAATCTTTATATTCAGATGATTCAACTGCTTGTTCTAATTCGCCGCCAAATTTAGTTTCATAATCTAAGTGGTGATATACAGAACCAATGTAGTCTGCAGACTTAGTAATTTTAGATTGTACCCATGCTTCTAGACCTGTTTCTTCCGAAACACTTTTTAACATTTCATGTAATTTGATTGCATACTTTGCAATTTTATAAAGCTCTGCACGAGCCATTTGAACTTCGTGATCACGTTCGGCGATATCTGCTAAGTCTGCCAAACCTTCGTCTACACGAAGTTTTTTGAAATCTGATTTGCGCATTAGAATTACTCCAATAAGTTATAACTTATTGTATTTATCTTCTAATAGTCTTTCCACCCATCAGATTGTTTGATAAGTCAAGTGCGTTTTTAGCAGTGCCATCTTTATTAGTTGCTTGTGGAGCAGTTGGAGCACCGTATTTGCCTTTTTTAGATACTTTTCGTTTTGCACCAGGCACACTTGCTACTGTGGCAATAGCACCTGCACTTGTAGCACCTGCTGTTGCTGTTTCTTTTACTGAATTTTTCTTTGCTTCGTGTTTATCAATAATAGTGCCCCACATCTTAAGAGAATCTTTCATCATTTCTTCTGCTTCTTCTTTACCGTAGAACATGCTTAACACTTTTTCTTCTGCAAATGCTATCGCTGCTAAAAGTTTTGATTTTAATTTATACCCGGTAGAGTCATCATAAGCATCAGCATAATCGCTATAATTATATTCTGCTAGTTCTTGTGTCTGAGTATTTTTTGTTGCTGATTCTTTTACTTTAGGCTTTTGAGGTTTAAATTTAGCATACTTGTCAGCTACACCCGGAGTTTGTGCTCTAATGATATAAAGAGAAGCTTTTACATGAGGATATTTTAATTCTTTAACAAGATATCTTAAAGTTTTATCTTCGCTGCCTTTGTATGCTTTCAGTATATATACAACTACAGGTAGATCTGTTTCTTCATCACCTGTAAAGTAAGGAAATCCTTTATCATTTACTTCAGGCTCATCGCTGCCAAAAAAGTCAAATATACCTTCTTTTACATCATTGCCTAATTCTTGATTTTTAAAATCATTAATAATTCTTTCAATCTTATGTTTAGTCATATTTCTAAGCATAGATTGTTTATAGTTTGTGTATTTGTATTGGTTAACTAAACGATTAAGTTCTTCTGCTTTTACAGGATCTTTTTCTTTAAGGTCATCGTAGACTTCTAACCATTCTTCAGCAAGTCTGTGATCTTCCATACCAACATATCCGCCAAGTAATAGTCCGCCAACTGTAGCAAACGCTATTAAAAGTTTTTGACCTAAACCTTCTTCTAAACTTTCTTTTTTACACGATCCTTTTTCACCACGCTTCTTGCCTGGAACTTTTTTATAACCTTTCCAGCACTTGTCGTATACTTTACTGTTACCGTGTGCTTCTAAAATTTCAAATACTTTCATAATAATCTCGTGTTAACCACGTCCCAGTTAATAATTTTCCAAATGTTGTTTAAATATTTAGCCTTATCGCTTTGGTAGTCTAATGCCCAGGCATGTTCCCACCAGTCAACTAATAGTGCAATATCATTCTTTACTTCGTGATTTACGATGGTCTTAATGCTACCATCTTTACTCATGTAAACCCAACCGCTGCCTTGTATACCTATAGCAGCCTTTGTAAACGCTTCCTTAAACTTGTCAAATGACTTATACTTGCGATTGATCAGTTCTTCACTAGCACCACTTGGCTTGTTGCTAGACTTTGGTTCGCACATTTGTGGAAAGAAAATGTTATGCAGAAAAGCACCTGCTTCATTAAACTTCTTATTACCTTCACCTGCGTTGTAACGTTTAACATAACCTGCTGCAAGTTTACCGTAATGGTAATCGATGGTTTCCTTGCTCATAACAGGTGCTAATCCGTCCTTACTACAAGGAAGTTTTTCTAGTACCAGTTCTTTCTTAGACTCTGTTAACAGATCGTTAATCTTCACTTCTTACCACCCTTCATGTTAGCACACCAGTGATACATTTTACCACGTTCGCCGCTATACTTCTTTGCTTTCTTACGTAGGCTTGTAACACTACCTTTACAACTAGCACCAGCCTTCTTTACTCTACCAGGACGACTTTTGCCTTTCTTCTTACCGTCAGCAAAGTTTTCGCTAACATCTTCACGCATATACTCTGACGCTTGTCCTTCTGGACTAACATGCCAAGCATAAAACATTGTGTTAGGATGTTCTCTTTTAAGACTAACGAATAAGTCTAAGTTAGGTTTAGCATCATCATACATAATTGCTTTAGAGTAATCATCTTTATCTAATAATGTTTTGATAATTCGTCTCTTGCGTTCTTCCGTGCTGCCACCTTTTAGATTGCCTGCACGGTATACGTGTACCTTATTTATTTCAACATTGTACTTGCGGAATGTATCTAAGAACAGTTCCTTATCATCAAAGTCTGCACGAGCAGTTACCATAACAACTTTGTTACCTCTATGAATGTCACGTTTAAGTTGGTCCATCATTGGTATGATAGGCTTGTGTTTGTCAAAAAATTCCTTGGCATTTCGAAAGTTTTCAAAGTCAAATGATTCGCCTGGTTGTAACTTGTAATGTGTAAACTCATGACTGTTTAATGTACGAATGGTTACACCGTCCTTAACAACATGCACTTCTGTTTGTGTATGTACAAGTGTGTCGTCGATGTCAAAGATAACTAATATCTTACCTGTAATATCGCCTGCCTTCATTTTGTCATTCCTAAGTTATAAAGGACATTAGTTGACTTTCCTTTTACTTTACTAGACAAAGTTGGTGGCTTTCCGTCCTTATCTACTTTATTACCAAATTTTTCTGCTTGGCGAGGAATTTCGTCAACACCGACATCTACTGTTGTGTTAACACCTTTTACAATCCTGCCCCATTCATTTAGTATTTCGTAGACTTTCATTTTGCATTTAACGCTGCACGAATATCTTCGCTGGTAATTACATAACGCTTACCACGAGATTTGATTTCTTTACCGATAAGCATTTTAAGTATTTGAGATAGTTTATTGATGTCGTCTTCTTTGTCAATAGCATCGTCGATTAGTCCACGGATATATCTACGTAATTCGCCACTTGAAATAACTGCGTCTGCTTCTTTAACAGGTTTTCTTACCCTTGCACCTGCTTCTATGCCAATGGTAGTTATTTCATCTTTTAGAATTTCTTGTTCTTTGTGTAGACGATCTAGTTGTTTGAAATCAATATTTTCTCCAGCATTAGATTCTGCTGTAAGTTTGTTTATTTGTTGTTCGTTGCTATTATATTTGGCATGATGCAATTCTAGTGTATTTTTTTGTGTTTGTGTAAATTTAGCGCCGCGTTTTTCAAACCATTTAATAAGGAATGAAGTTACGCCTTCTTTAAGTTTTTTTTTAGATTCTGGTATAATACGATCTAATTCTGGACGCGGATCATATTGAAGTCTTTTAGCTTCTATAGTATTATTGATCATTTTTTCTAGTAAGTCTTCTTTTTGATCTAGTAATTTTCTTAATTCTGCTTCTAGTTTTTTCTTCTCAAATCTAGTGCTAATTGACCAAGAACCTTCCATATTTTGTATATTTTTTTCTAAGTCTACTATTTTAGAATTAAGAGTTTGAAATTCTTCAGCGTATTGTGCTAATCGATTAAATCTTTTTTGAATTGCTGGTAATCTTTTTCTATTAACGATCCCTACACCTGGTTTTAAGTTTCTTTCTACACTACCCCAGATATCTATAATTGCATCGACGCCTTTGTGTTTGGACATACTAGATGACACACCGTGACCAGTGACAGCATTATAAATTTCACTAGCTAATTTTGAAATGCCTCTAGTAAATGTACTTTCGTTGGTACCTTGTGATACTTCGTAAACTTTCATTTTTTCTTACGTCCTCTAAACGTGTGTCCTGTCATATAAGGTTTACTAAACCATAGTTCAAACCATTCTTTATCGCCTGGTTTAATATTCTGTTCTCTTTCCTTCTTTTTAATCTCAGTCGCTGTCTGAGACATATTCTCTAAAGTATATTCTGTATATCCTTTAAACTCATTAACACCTGCAAGTTTTTTTAGATATTCAAGTTCGTCCATTATCTTAACTGCGCTAATTTTTGTGT